GGCGGCAATATCGGGAACGATTCGTCCACGCTTCAGGGCAGTCAGGCAACGCAGGAGGCCTGTCGCGTCGCGGCTAAGCCGATGACGGCGAGCCGCCGGCGCGACGACGCACCGGTGCCGCGCTCCGACGTGCGCGTCGAAGGCCTGAAGCCGAAGGATCTCGTCGGCCAGCCGTGGCGCCTGGCGTTCGCGCTGCAGGATGCCGGCTGGTACCTGCGTCAGGACATCGTTTGGCACAAGCCGAATCCGATGCCTGAGTCGGTGCGTGATCGCTGCACCAAGGCGCACGAATACCTGTTCCTGCCGAGCAAGAGCGAGCAGTACTACTTCGACCAGACTGCCATCCTCGAGCCAGTCAGCCCGAACACGCATGCGCGCCTGTCGCAGAACGTGCAGGCGCAGATCGGCAGCGAGCGTGCAAACGGCGGCGCGAAGACGAACGGCAACATGAAGGCCGTCGGCCGCAAGGTCTATCCGGGCACTGGTGTTGGGTTCGGCCACGGTTTCGACGCATCGCCGAAGGCCCGTGTGAAGAACAACGCGAGCTTCGACGAGGCGATGGCGATCATGCCGACCGAGCGTAACCGCCGGAGCGTCTGGACGATCCCAACCCAGTCATACAACGGCGCGCACTTCGCGACCTTCCCCGAGGCGCTCGTCGAGCCCTGCGTGCTCGCCGGCAGCCGGCCGGGCGACGTCGTCTTCGATCCGTTCTTCGGCAGCGGCACCGTCGGCCAGGTCGCGCAGCGGCTCGGCCGGCGCTTCCTCGGCTGCGAGCTCAACCCCGACTACGAGCCGCTGCAGCGCGATCGCCTGCGGCAGCCCGGCCTGATGCTGGAGGTCTCGTGACCGATCGCCAGACCCTCCACGTCGTCTCGCTGTCCGGCGGCAAGGACAGCACCGCGACGCTGCTCGTCGCGCTCGAGCTGCACGGCCGCGAGAGCGTGCGCGCCGTGTTCGCGGACACCGGCAACGAGCACGAGGCCACCTACGCCTACGCGCTCGACTACCTGCCCGGCGCGCTCGGCATCACCGTCGACGTGGTGCGGGCCGACTTTGCTGACGAGTTCGCGACGAAGCGCGCGAACCTGGCGCGGCTCGCCGCCGGCGAGCCCGAGTCGTCAGTCTATGGCAATCGCGAGTTCATGTACGCCTGGACGCCCGAGGCGGCGGCGCGGGCCTTGGAGCTGCTGCATCCGACGGGGAACCCGTTCCTTGACCTCTGCATGGTGCGTGGCGGTTTTCCGTCGCGCAAGCGTCAGTTCTGCACCGAATACCTGAAGCGCAACCCCCTGACCGAATATGCGATCGGCCTGATCGATGCCGGATTCTTCGTCGAGTCGTGGCAAGGCGTGCGCTCTGACGAGAGCGAGGCACGCCGCTGGCTGCCGCACTACGAATGGCGCGGCGGCCACTACGCGGTGTTCCGGCCGATCCTGCGCTGGCACGTCGCCGACGTGTTCGAGGCACACGCGGCGGCCGGTATCGCGCCGAACCCGCTGTACCGCGAGGGCATGTCCCGCGTCGGCTGCATGCCCTGCATCAACGCGCAGAAAGCGGAGATCCGCGAGATCGCGCGGCGCTTTCCCGAGCACGTCGAGCGCATCGCCGCGTGGGAGCGGCTTGTGTCCGAGGTTTGCCGCCCGCGCAGTCCCGTCTCGTTCTTTCACCTTGGCACGCAGTCGCACTCTGGCCAGGGCAGCACGATCGAGGCTGTTGTCGAATGGTCGAAGACCACGCGCGGCGGCCGCCAATACGACTTACTCGCGGACGCGGAGCCGGCCACGGCGTGCTCGTCTGCCTACGGTTTGTGTGAGTGATCCAACTGAGAAGGAGAGGTAAATGGCGAAGAATTCGATCGATGCATACGGCGCGAAGGGGAAGGGCAACCTGCTCACGTTCGACCCGGACGACCTGACGCTCGTTACCGATGAGACACACCCGCTGTACGACGAGCGTGTCCACTGGCCGCTCAATGAGGCCATGGTGCGCAACATCGACTTCCAGGGCGTGCTTCAGCCGATCGAGGTGACGAAGAACCCGGAAACCGGAGCGATCGAAGTGGTGATGGGGCGCCAGCGCGTGAAGAATGCCCGCGAGGCCAATCGTCGCCGGCGCGATCGTGGCGACGAGCCGCGCCTGATCCCCGCGTTTGTGCGCAAGTTTGAGCCCAAGGAGCGGAACAAGAAGCTATCCGGCGCGGTGGCCAGCGAGAACGCCATGAGGCAGGCCGAGACCCCGATGTCGCGCGCGGGGAAAATGGCGCGCAACCTCGAGTACTACACCGAGGCTGAAGTAGCGATGCTCTTCGGTTGCTCGGTGCAGGCCGTTCGCGATTCGCTCAGCCTGCTCGAATGCTGCGCCGACGTACAGAAGGCTGTCGAGTCCGACCAGATCAACCTGACGCACGCGAAGGCGCTTGCGAAGATGGACCCGGCGGAGCAGCGCGTCAAGGTGAAGGAACTGGTCGCGGCGGGAGACGGCGTCAAGGGCCACGCCAAGGCCCGCGCGCAACGTGCTGTGATCGACGGCGGCGCGCCGCGGATGCGATCGCGCAAGCAGATCGAGCAGGCCGCCGCAGCGGCGCGGGGTGATGTTGCCGCCACGCTCCGTTGGGTGCTCGGGCAAGAGGAAGTCGCGCCTTGGGAGACGGTGGTGCAGGAATCGGACCCGCGCCAGCTCTCGATCGTGGGGGCCGTGTAATGTCCTTCCACATCCAGAATCTGGCATGGGACGTCGAGGTTCGATCGAATCAGAAGATCGTGCTGCTGGCGCTTTCGCACCTCGCAGTCCAATCCACCGGCGAATGCACGCCCACCGTGCGGAAGCTCGCTTACATGTGCGGCCTGTCCGAAAGCAGCGTCCGCGATCAGCTGAAGCACCTGATGGACGACGGCTTGGTCGAGTACGCGATGATCGAGGGTGCGGCGGGTTACCGCGTCAAGCTGCCGGTGGAGACGAAGTGAGAGTCACGGACCTTCTTCGCGATATCGGCCGGCCTGTCGCGTATTACCCGGGCCTTGCGCGCTTCCTTGGCGGCGTCAAGGCCACGGTGTTTTTCTGCCAGGTCTTTTACTGGCAGGACAAGGCCGAAAGCGCGCTTGGCGTGCATAAGACGTCTGAAGAGCTCGAGGCCGAGACCGGGCTGACCTATGAGGAGCAGCGGGCGGCGCGCAAGGCGTTGAAGGCGTCTGGCGTGCTGGTGGAGACCGAGAAACGCATCGAGCACAAGATCTATTTCCGCATCGACGAGGACGCGCTCGAGCGCTTGGTCGAGGCCGGTTCGTCCGAAGTGGGAAAAGTCCAACCCCCGAACACGGAAAAGTCCATTTCCCGAAATGGGAAAAGTCCAGTTCGGGAAATGGGAAAAGTCCAGTCCGCGAAGTCGGAAAACCCCAGTTCGCCATCTGGTCAAACCCTTGCCCCCGAACCGGCCAAACCCCATTCCGTTAACGGTACAGAGACTACTTCACAGACTACTTCACAGAAGAACCCCCTTACCCCCTTGTCGCCGGCTTCGCCGCCGACGGCTGTGTCGAACCCCGTTGACAAAAAGCTGACCCCGTTTGAGCAGTGGTGGAGCGTCTGGCCGCGTACTGATCGGCAGGTCGCCAAGGCGGAATGCGAGAAGCGGTGGAAGCGCCGGGGATTGGACGAGCAGGCGCACGTGATCATCGCCCACACGCAGGCCATGAAGTTGACGACGCCTTGGAAGAACGGTTACGAGCCGGCGCCGCTGACCTACCTGAATCAGAAGCGCTGGGAGGACCCACTGCCGCCTTCGGATGCCGAACGTGTCGAGCAGGCTGTCGCCGCGGAGTGGTGGCTTTCGGCCGATGCCGTCGAGGCGCATGCGGCCAAGATCGGGTTCCGCCCGCGACAGAAAGATGAGCCGTCGCCGACCTACCGCGTGCTGGTTGCGGTCGCATGCGGCCGCGGCCCGTGGATCGACTACGTGCTGAAGCACGCCGAGAAAACCGGTGCGGAGCGGTTCTACGCTTGGGTCCGTGAACAGATCGGCGAGGCGCTCATGCCTGCCGACTATGGCGTGTGAGGCGGCCATGAAGGCGACGATTCGTGCCGATGGCACGCTTTTTATCGAGGCGGAGACTGGTCTGGAGGCCTTCGCCCTCAACGCGTGGTGCAAGGCCAATCTGGACTATTCGAACGCCCACGCACCGTGGCCGCGAATGATCGTCAGCTTTGCTGGGTTTGCGGAAGCGAGCGCCCAGCTGGTCCCCGACACTGGGCGCGCCGATGCGTAAGAGTGCACTCCATTTCCCCGGCAGCGCTGTCTCGGATGGGCGCATTGGCACTGCGCGTATCCGTGACCAGGTTGCCGGTGCGGCGGCGCGGTTGGCGTCCAGCGGCCCCGTAGGCCTTGATCGCGCGCTGGGCGCGCTTGTCGGCGGCGCGCCTGCGTCACCGGTTGAGCGCATGCGGGCGTTAGGCCGCCAGCCGCGTGGCCAGATGAACAAGACCGAGAGCGCTTACGCGCAGCTGCTCGACGCTGAGCTTGCCGCCGGCCTGATTCTCTGGTTCCGGTTCGAGGCACTCAAGCTGCGCCTGGCTGACAACACCTTCTACACGCCCGACTTTCCGGTCATCACCGCGTCGGGCTCTCTCGAATTTCGCGAAGTGAAAGGGCGTTGGACTGACGACGCGCGCGTGAAGATCAAGGTCGCCGCGACGCAGTACCCGTTCCGTTTCCTCGCGATCCAGCGCGCCGGCAGTGGCTGGCGTACCGAAGACCTGACCAGCCGCACATGGTGACGATCTGATGAAGCTCTATCTTGCCGGACCGATGACCGGGATTCCCGACCTGAACTTCCCTCTGTTCCACGCCGAGGCATCGCGCCTGCGTGGTCTTGGCTTCGAGATTGTCAATCCGGCCGAAATCAATGCGGACAAGTCGAGATGCTGGCGCGACTGCATGAAGGCCGATATCCGCGAGTTGGTGCTGTGCGACGGGATCGTGATGCTGCCCGACTGGGAGCGTTCGAAGGGTGCCCGACTGGAGCACCACATCGCGCTGACGCTGTCGCTGCCGATTTTCATCGCCGCTGACCTGGTGCAATTTATGGAGCGCCAGCAACAGCAATGCGCCTGACATTCATCATCCCGGCCGATTTCACAGTCTACGGCGTGCCCCAGCGCGAGCGGCCGCCATGTGTGATCGAGTTGCAGGTCGTGGAGTTGATCCGTATGACCACGAAGACGCGTTCACCGTGGTCGCACCGGTTCACCAGGCGCACGAAGCCGTGGATCTCATTCATGGCCTACGCGCACTTGCCCGGCTGGATCTCCGCGCCTGAGCGCTGGCGGCGCGCGCCCGGCGGCGCGGTGCTGCTCGACGTGCCGGTCCATTTCAACCGTCGGGTGACCTTCCCGGAGTTCCCGGAAAGCGGCCGCCTGTCATTCGAATCAAATGGGGAGGACAAATGAACTGCAAGCCTGGGGATATGGCGATCGTCGTGGTGCCGTCGTCATGGCCGCGCAAAACACTCGATGGGAAGATCGTCGAGGTGGTGCGCTTCGTGCCGCCTCGTGGGACGGGCGCCGAATGGGATCAGCGCCCGATATGGTGGTGTGTGTTCCAGACGGCATGGTTCAACGATCACGGCCGGATGTTCACAGAAGGCCCGATGCTCGATTCATGGCTGCGCCCGATCAGCGGTGTGCCTGTGACAGATGACATCGAGGGCGAGGTGACGGCATGAAGGTCGCTGAACTGTCGGGCACGCTCCTCGATTACTGGGCGTGTCGCGCGCTGCTGGCGGAGTTCGAGGGGAAGAAGTTGACGCCTGAGCTGGTCGAGCATGTGAAAAACAGGATCGGCTCGATTCCGTTCCATCCCTCGACCGATTGGGCGCAGGGCGGCCCGATCATCGCGCGCGAGCGTATTGCGGTGTTTTGGGATGTCGACGAGTGGGTCGCTTTGTGGAACGCCGAAAGTAGCGCGAGCGGCACATTGCACGCTCGCGGCGCGACGGCCGTTGGCGCAACTGCGCTCATCGCTGCGATGCGTGTCTTCGTGTCGGAGCGCTTCGGCGCTACGGTGCCCGACGAGGTGGTGGCATGAAGCGCCTACTCGCTGCCGGCGCCGAGCACCAGAAATTCCTCTGGGTGCTCGCAGGGTGCGCCGTGATGGCTGCGCCGCCGTTTCTGCTCATGGATCGACATGCATCGCCTAGCCGCGACATCGCTCCCCCCTACGTCGTGAAGGCGATCACCGCCGAGAACGGTGTCCCGTGTGTGATGGTGCTGGCCGGCGCGACCAGCGTTGCGATCTCCTGCGATTGGGGCAGCTACGACGCGCCGAGCGATACCGCGGCGTTCCGCAGTTGGCACCACTCCGGCAAGGTGCCGTCATGAAGCGCTCCGGATTCAAGCGCAAGCCGGGCTCGCCCTTCAGCAGCCTGACGCGCACCTCTACGCTCAAGCGCCAGAAGGCGATCGTGAAGCGGATCAAGAAGCCGACGGTAGGCGAGGGCTCGAAGTACCTTGCGGCCTGCCGAGGCGAACCCTGTTACCTGCGCGTGCCTGGTATCTGCCCGCTCAACCCGATGGACGAGACCGTCGTGCCATGCCATGAAAACAGCCTGTCGGCCGGCAAGGGCATGGGCATCAAGGCGAGGCACGATCGCACGGTGCCTGGATGTTTTCGGTGCCACCAATGGCTCGATCAAGGGCCGGCGGCGCGAGAGCACAAGAAACTGATTCATTCGAACGCGCTGGACGCATGGATTCCCGTGCGCGCTCGCAAAATGGGTCTTGAACAGGGGGCGGCTCGTGGCTAATCACAAGGGATCGGGACCTGCGTGGCCCGAAGAAGAGGAGCGGCTGCTGCGCGAACACTGGGCGAATCCGGCGCCGATCAAGACCTTCGCACACCTCTTTCCAAAGCGGACGATCGGCGCCATTGAGCGGCACGCGCACGACATGGGACTGCCAAGCCGGCGCGCGCTCCGCCGCGAATTCTCTGCCCTGACGACGATGGCGCGCATCAAGGCTTGTATGCAGGAGAAGCCTGGCACCGTGGCCGACCTCGCTGAGCGCGCGATCGTGTCGCCGCATACGGTCAGGCGCTTTATTTCCGATTTTCGCTCGGACATCTACATCCGCAGGTATGCGCCCCGGGCGGCAAGCGGATATCGAGCTGCCGTTTGGGCGGTGGGGAAAAGGCCGGATGCGCCCAAGCCCGGGCCGGAACCACGTGGCGCTGCTGCTGCTCGGTATTACCGCCGCAAGGCAAAAGACCCTGTATGGATGGCTGACATGGCGGCGCGCTTGAGAAAGAGCTACGCGCGTAAGCGCGGCACCAAGATCCGAAGAGACGCAGCGGCAATCGCGCTCTTCGGCAAGCCGGGGGAGGTGGCCACCACTTCATGAGCGACCTCAGACGATGGGAATACGGGGATCCCCTTCGGGTTCTGGAGCGGCGTGAAGGCCAGAACTGTACGGGATGCGCACACAGCCACGCTCGACCAGATCCATTCGGAGGCGTGCATATGGTGTGCAAAAAGGGAAGGAAACACGGGAAGCGCTGCCGGCGCTATGAGGAAAAGCGAAATGACCGAAACGATTGAAAAACTCTTCCGCACGCCGGAAGCCGCGATCATCTTCGCGTTCAATTACAGCATGCAGCAGCAGGATCGGCCCGCCATGAACCGGTTGGCGTTTCCCGCCGGTCGCAACGGGCTTGGTCTCTCCGGGATGGATGGGGCGGGACAGGGCGGCATGATTCTCCGCGAGCTCACAGCGCTGACCGACGCCGAAATGGCGGCGTTATTGGGCCGATACGCGCCCCGGTCGATTCCCTGTCCTTGCGATCGACCGTGCTGTTCGGGGCACAGGCCCAATCCCGATTGGGAGGGGGCGATCCGCTATCTCGAGCAGGTCGCCGTCGGCCTGTTTTCGGGCCACATTGTGCATTACCGGCTGCGCCGCAAACTCGTTGAGAAGGCGCTTGGCGTGAAGGTAGAGTTGTCGGCGCTCGCGAAAGAGTGCGGGATCAGCGAGAACACCGCCGGCGCTCATTGGAAGGTCATTCGAAGGTGGATTGATGGTGCGCCGGCAAGAAAGGTCGGCAAGACGGCGGCGCGGGGCCGTGGGGAATACGCTGACGTGGGAGGCGACATATTGCCCGACCAGTCATGTGACGGTCTGCTCTCGTCGGCGCGGAAGAAGGCGGACTCGATTTTGACGGCGCTTCCCTTCATCGGAGTGTGACGCAGCAGGAACTTGTTGACACTTGGGATTTTCGACCTCAATATAGCGACCAATCTGACACTGTGTATTGGTGCGACCAGAGCCCCGGCGGGTAACCGCGCGGGGCTTTTTCATTGGTTCGCCCGGTTTCTCCACGTGTCTTTGAGAACGAATATTCGCGCCGGCGGCGCGCTCCAGTAAGGTGTGCGATGAGCAGATCCAGGTCGAAGGCCGTGGCCTCACAGGAGCCGCGGCTCAGTACGAACGTGATCGTGCGATCACCGTTTTTTCCGAAACCTGTCGCTGGCTTGATCGTCGAAGTGTTCGACGATGATGAGGATGAAGTCGCGGTCTATGTATTTCCTCCCGGTCGCGAGCCAATGTCGATTCCCGCGATTCTTTTCTTCGCTCAAGAGCCCGACGCCGATGTTCGTTCGGCTGCGTGGCCGGCATGATGTCGATTAGCGTTCGCTCGAACGTGAAAGAGTTTGAGCGCGAAATCGATAGGCGTTTCCGCAAGCAAATGCCGTTTGCCGTTGCGACGGCCCTCAACAAGACCGCGGCTCGAGTAGGCGAAGCGGAGACGGAGAACATCCGTCAGACTTTTGAACATCCGACACCCTTTACGCAGAAGTCAGTCGGCGTGCGTCGCGCGCGCAAGTCCGCGCCAATCGCGATCGTATTCATGAAAGACATTGCCGCCTCGTATTTACTGCCTTACGAAGTAGGTGGTGTCCACAAGCTGAACAGCCGAGCGCTGCTTAACCCGAAAGACATCAAGCTAAACCAATACGGTCAGCTTTCACGCGGAACGCTTGCGGCCCTGCGCAATCGTCCGGACATATTCATCGGCGCAGTGAAAACGGCCAACGGCACGATCAATGGCGTGTGGCAACGCCCGACCGACACGAAGCGCGTGACGTATCTCAATGCGCGTGGGAAGCGGCTTGGCAAGCTCAATAAAGTAGGCCCTGATGGGCGAGGTCACCTCAAGCTACTGATCCGCTTCGGTGACGCTCTTCCGGTGAAGAAGCATTTGAATTGGGGACGCACGGCCTCGCAGGTCGTCTCTCGCTGGTTCGACCGCGATCTCGCCGAGGCCTTCGCCGCTGCGAAGTTGACAGCTAGGTGAAAGGAAAGTGACGGATCGGGGGCCGGGCCGGTCCTGCACCGGAATGGTGCGGGTCCTTCCTGAGGGGGGGCGAAAACGCGGGCATTGCGCGCGCCCGTTTTTCCCGTTCCATTGAGTAAAAAAAAACCGTTACACGTTACACCTATGGCGGCATCAAACGCAGCGCAAAGCCCCGCAGCGTCTGGGAAGCGTGGTGTAACGACGGGAGGCGGAAAAACGCGCGGGAAGGCGCAAGCCGTTACACCGGTGGGCAGCGACGGGATGATCGGGAAGGCGGCGCTTTGCGAAGCGTTGGGCTGGACGCGGCCGAAGTTGGATCGTCGGCTCGAGAGCGACGAGAAGTTTCCGATCGCGCAGCGCGGCACGCGCGCCGGCGGATGGGCTTTCGATCTCGCTACAGTGCGCGCTTATCTGGAAAGCGGATCGCGCACTCCGGCGGCGACATCGGTGCCGGCGGTGCCCTCGCACTTTGATCAGCGCAGCGATCCGCACGCCTCAGGCAATCCGTACCCCGGAGCGAAATACTCTGTTGTGCCGCCACCCGGCGTTGAGCCAGTCGTGCACTCAGGCGAACAGACCGCGCGCCAGCGGCGCGACATGGTGCAGGCCGAGATCCTCGAGGACAAGCTGCGCCGTGATCGCGGCGAGCTTGTGCAGGCCGAGGTAATGCGCCAGGTGATCACGAAGATGCTGGTGCACCTCGGCAAGGGCCTCGACCGCCTGGCCGACCAGGTAGTCGACAAGCTCGGGCTGCCGGAGTCGAATGCGGATGAAATCCGCGATCTGACGGACGACCTTCGCGCGACGATGGTCGACGAACTGAACGTGTTGCTGGGCCCCGATGCTTGAGAACGCTTACGCAGACGCCTACCAGATCGCGCGCGAGGCGCTAGCGGCATTTATCCCGCCAAAGCGTGAAACAGTGGCGCAATACGCAGCGATGAATCGCCGCTTGTCGAATCAAGGTGGTGGGTTCGTTGGGCGCTGGCACCACGAGAAAGCGCCGTATCTCGTCGCTCCGATGGAGATGCTGACGCGGCTCGACTATCTGACGACCGTCGTCGTTGGTCCGGGCCAGTCTGGTAAGACGGAGATCGCGCAGAACTGGCTTCTCAAGGCGGTTGCCAACGATCCAGGCGACATGCTCTGGTACATGCAGACGGATCCTGGGGTAGAGGCGTTCGTCAAGAGCCGGATCAACATGCAGATCAGAAGTCACGCCGAGATGGCGATGAAGCTCGGGTCGAGGCCGGTCGATGATTCGCTTCACTTCAAGATGTTCGATGCGATGCGCGTCGAGTTTCTTTCGGCTAATGACAACAATCTGATCAATAAGTCGGCGCCACGCATCGTTGCCGACGAGGTCGACGCATATCCGGAGTCTCTCGGCGACATCAAGGCCGTGCTGGACGTTCGGCGCCAGACGTTCGGGCGTCAATCGATGCTGCTCGCGATGAGTCACCCTGACCGCGCGCGCGGGATGGTGCCGGAGCGTGACTGGACCGCCGGCATCATGGCACTGTACGGCGACAGCGACAGGCGTGTCTGGTACTGGCCGTGTCCGCACTGCGGTGCATGGTCGAGCCCGGTACCGATCGCCGCGCGATACATGGTTCTGCATTATCAGGACGACTGGAGCCTCGACGAGATTCAAGAAAAGGCTCGCTTGGTCTGTCCGGTGAACGGGTGCCTGATCGAAGACCGCGAGCGCCGTGCGATGAACCTCGCCGCGTATCGGTCACCGTTCGGCGGTTGGGTAGGCGACGGACAGGAGATATCGCAGGAAGGTGTCGTGACCGGCGAGCTGGTGGCGCGCGACAGTGCCGGCTTTTGGATCGTCGGCGCCATGTCGCCATTCATTCTCGGCGGCATTGGCGGCCTCGCCCGCGCGAAAGCGAAAGCCGAGCGCGAGTATGAGGTCGACGGCGACGACAAGACTCTCCGTCAGGTCATCGCCAAGCAATGGGGATTTCTGTACACGCCCAAGCGTGGTACGGGCTCGATCGACGCGAACGTGCTCGCCGAGCGCGCCGAGGCGGCGCTCAAGCTGGCAGAAGTGCCAGAAGGCGTTCGCTTCTTGACCGCCGGCGTCGACGCGAATGGCGGCCGCTTCGAGTGGCTGGTTCGCGGTTGGGGCGTCAACGGTGAGAGTTGGGTGATCGATAAAGGCCGGCTGCTTGGCGATCCCGCGACGAATGCTGACGACTGGGACCAACTCCTCGAGCTTATCAATCGAACCTACCCACTGTCGGACGGTAGCCGTCGACGCATGCCGATACGTGCTTTCGGTTTCGATAGCGGTGGTGAAGCGGGGGTTACGCAGCAGGCGTATTCCGCGTGGCGCCGCTGGAGGAAGATCGACGGCGTTGTGCGGCTGATCGGCAAGATCGCCGGGCGCGACGCGTGGACGGTTTTGCCGACGAAGGGCGCGAGCGCGCTGCTCGCGCAAAGGCTGGTCGTGACATACCCGGACACTGCGCGTAAATCGAACCGCGCGGCAGCCGGCGGCACCGTTCCCGTAGCTCAGTTCAATCCGAACAGCTTCAAGGACGATCTATCCGGCCAGTTGCAAAAAGCAGACGTCGGCGAGTGGTATGTGCACTTCCCGTATGCATTGCGGTCTCCCGAAGAACCTCACCTCTGGTTCGAGCAGTTGACTGCTGAGACCCGCATGAAGAACGGTAGGTGGGAAAAATCCATCAAGAGCCGGCGTAACGAAGCGCTCGACCTGATGGTGCTCACGCACGTGATGGCGCACCTGCATGGTCTTGCCCAGATCGACTGGGCCAAGCCGCCATCATGGGCGGCCCCCTGGGACACGAATTCAACGCTCATCGCGGGACCCCCCGCTGTTGCGCCTGGCGCGCCACTGGCGGCGCCTACGCCCGGCACCGCGTCGCAGAAGTCGAAATCAGCAGTTCACCGTTTCCGCTAAATCCTATGGCCACTACCGATCTAAGCTCGCCGTATTACGGCATGAGCGACGCGCAGCTGCAGGCCGCGCTCGTCGCTGCGCAGCAGGCCTATATCGATCTGCGAACGGGGAAGAAGTTGGTCACCGTCTCCTACGCTCAGGGCGGCGGCGCGCGTAGCGCGACATTCCAGCAAACCGACATGGCGAACCTGCGCATGCTTATCGCCGAGCTGCAGCAGGCGCTCAATCCTGGCGTGCGCCTGAATCGCCGTCGCTACATCACGCCGGTATTCTGATGAGCAAAGAGATCACGCTCGTCGACGCCGGTGGCAACCCGATCCGTCGTGCACGTGCCGACTACCCCGACGGCATGCCGCTGCGAAGCCAGGTCGGTGCGTCGTTCTTCCCCTACCAGGCTGCGGAATGGCAGACGCAGGAGATGGGGGCATGGCTGCCATGGATTCGCTCGCCGGATGCTGAGATCACCCAATTCCGCGACCGGATGGTTGCGCGTTCGCGCGATCAGGTGCGCAACGACGGTCGGTCGAGCGGCGGCATTACCCGGATCCTCGATAGCGCGATCGGTGCTTCGCTCCGCCTATCCGCAGCCCCCGACTATCGGGCATTGCGCCTCATCAGCGGGGCAAACTTCGATATCCAGTGGGCTAAGGAATTCGCCAGCGCCGCGGAGGCGCGCTGGCGCATGTTCTCGAACGACCTTGGCCGCTACAACGACGTGTCGAGACAGCTTACTGTTTCCCAGCAGTTGCGCCTTGCACTTCGTCACAAACTGATCGATGGTGAAGACCTGGTCGTGAACTACTGGAAGCCCGAGCGCGTCGGCCGCGGTGCTGCCCAATACGCGACCTGCTTTCTCGTCGTGGATCCGGATCGCCTGTCGAATCCGATGCAGATGCTGGATACGAAGCATCTGCGAGGCGGGGTGGAGGTAGACGACGACGGCGTGCCGATCGCGTATCACATTCGCCGGGCGCACCAGAACGACTGGTACAACGCAGTCGAAAGCATGGAATGGGAGCGCGTCGAAAGGGAAGACGATGACGGCTGGCGTCGGGTGATTCACGACTATGACCGTGATCGCGCGGGACAGAACCGCGGAATAGGCGTGTTCATTCCCGTGCTTGCGCACGCGAAGATGCTCGCGCGCTACTACGGCATCGAGTTGCAGGCCGCGGCCCTTGCTGCATCGATCGGCACATACGTAACCAGTCCGTATGACCCCGCTGAAGTTCAGGATGCAGTCGCCGGCGATCATGAGCTCAAGTTCTACCAGAGCTTGCGAAAAGAGTGGAACGACGAGCGGCCGGCTATGTTCAACGGCGTGCGCGTGCCGGCGCTTGCCCCCGGCGAGAAAATCGAGGCAGTTGCGTCTGACCATCCTCATAACGGCTTTACGGAATTCGTCCACGAGATGCAGGGATGCGTGGCATCCGCCCTCGGCGTCCCGATCGAGCAGGTGACGCAGGATTGGTCGAGGAGCAACTATTCGAACATGCGCGGCTCGATGCTCGAGGGATGGAAGACGTTGATCCGCCGGCGGCTCGACTTTTCCGCCGGGACTGCGACACCGATGTATGCAGTGTGGCTCCGGGAGTCGATGGAGAACGATGAACTGCCGCTGCCGAAGGGCGCGCCGGACTTTATCGAGGCCGCCACTGCCTACGCTGCCTGTTCATGGCTCGGGCCCGCACGTGGCTGGGTGGATCCAGTAAAAGAGCCGCAGGGTTCCATCCTCAAGATGGACGCGGCGCTTACGACGCTCAAGCAGGAAGCCGCCGAACAAGGGCTGGACTGGGAAGAAGTAATCGACCAGCGGCAGATCGAAATTGAAGCTTTCAAGAAACGCGGCATGCCTCTGCCCGAATGGGGCGGCGGCGAAGTTGCGTCGCGCACCGATGAACCTCCCGAAGAGCCGAAGGCTGCATGATTAACTATCCCCATCTGGCCACGCGACTTTTCAATGTGCCGATTGCGATCCTGCCGCACAAGGCTGAAGTCGTCATGGCGGCGCTTGCTGACCGCTTCGGCATCTCGCATCTCTTTCGCGGTGATGGATCGGCGCTTGAGCTGGCGAACGGCGGCGCGCGTGCCTTTCTCGACGAAGAGGACGACAGCGAGGAAGCGCAATACAAGCCCTACGACGTAGCGCAAGGCGTTGCGCGAATCCCGATTGAAGGAACGCTCGTGCACAAGCTCGGGACGCTCGAACCATATTCCGGCATGACTGGGTATGACGGGATCCGCGCGCTGCTGAGCATGGCACTTGGCGATCCGGACGTGCGCGCGATCATGCTCGATATCGATTCGCCAGGCGGCGAGGTGGCGGGATGCTTCGACTTGGTCGACGCGATCTACAACGCACGTGGACGTAAGCCGATTTGGGCTGTGCTCACCGAGAGCGCCTATTCGGCCGCCTACGCGATCGCGAGTGCGGCAGATAGGATCATCGTGCCGCGCACTGGTGGCACTGGCAGCGTCGGCGTGATCTGCATGCACGTCGACATGTCGCAAGCGCTTTCGAAGGCAGGGATCAATGTCACACTCATCCACTACGGCGCGAAGAAAGCCGATGGCAATGAGTTCAATCCGCTGTCGAAGGACGCGTTGTCCCGCTTCCAATCCGACGTCGACAAAATGGGCGAGATCTTCGTCAAGACCGTCGCCCGCAACCGCGATCTCAAGACGGCCCTCGTGCGCGACACGGAGGCCGGCACTTTCCTCGGCGCTGCTGGCGTCGAAATTGGTTTCGCCGATGCTGTCATGGCACCGGACGAGGCCTTCGCTTCCCTGCTCGACGAGCTGGGCTGATTCTTCCCACCATCAGGGTAAATCCAATGAGCAATACGTTACGCAACCTCATGTCACGAGGTGGGTTGAGCTTTGCCCATCTCGCCCGCGGTTCTCGCGCATCCGACGATCGTCCGGAGGACGACGACAGCGGCAAGGGCAAACGCGGCAAGCGCGCATCGGAAGACGATGACGACGAGCAGCAGGATCGCGAAGACGGCAACAGCAAGAGCGGCAAGCGCGCATCCACCGACGACGATGAAGACGAAGACGAGGAGGACGACCAGCGCGATAGCGGCAAGGGCAAGCGCAGCAAGCGCGCGTCGGAAGACGATGACGACGAACGTGCAGACGAGGATGACGACGACGAGGAAGAGATGCGCGGCAATAGCGCAGCTGCTCGTGCGCGTCGCCGCGAGCGCGCACGTTGCGCAGCAATCTTTGCCAGTAAAGGTGCGGGTCGAAATCCGGTTCTCGCCTGCAAGTTGGCGTTCAATTCGTCCATGCCGCGCAGCGAGGCGATCGAGGTTCTCGACAGCGCGCCGGCACCGGAAGGCAGTCGCGGCCGGCGGCAGAACCCGAACCTCGGCATCGATGGCGATCGCAGCATGAGTAGCGAGCAGTCGATCGCGGCCAGTTGGGACGTCGCGTTCCAGAAGGCCGGTGCAAAACGACGCCGCTAGGCAGCGGTAGCACGTTCCTCTCTCTAACTCTGGAATCCGATCATGGCTCAGACACCTCTTCTCGAAAACCGGCACGACGGTGGCTTTCTCGTGTCCGAAGCGCGCGGCCACCGATCGCGCGATGCGATGACGTTCAGCGGTGCAGTGAAACATCTCCCAGGCGAAGTGGTTGCGAAAAAGGCGGCCGGCACCGCCGCCGCGGCTGCGAAGGCCGGCAATACGGGCAACGGCGTGTTCACGCTCGACGCCTCGACTCCGGTGTTGCCGAATGCACAGGCGGGCGTCTACGTCGTGCGCTGCACGATCGCCGCCGCGAACGGCGGCACGTTCCGGGTGTTCGATCCTACCGGCGATGTCATTGGCGACGTCGTCGTCGGCCAGACGTTCTCCGACCAGATCAAGTTCGCGGTCGCAGACGGTGCAACGGACTTCGTCGTGGGTGACGAATTCGATGTCACGGTCTCGCTCCTCTCGGCGTCGCTGGTGCCGCTGAACCCGACCGCAACCGACGGTACGCAAATCGCGGCTGGCATCGGATTCGGTACATACGATGCCACCTTGGCAGACGTGCCCGGGCTCGCAGTGGTTCGCGATGCCGAGGTGAACGGCGGTGAGCTGATCTGGCCGCCCGGCATCACGACAGCTCAGATGAACGCCGCAAAGGGGCAGCTCGCCGCACTCGGGATCATCACCCGCTAACTCGACGCATTCAGTTTCGTCGCTTGTCAATTGGCCGCGTTCGCGGCCATTATTATTTCTGGAGCCAAATAATGGCCAGTTTGAACGTGTTCCAACAGGATGCTTTCTCGACCATCCAGCTCACCGCGGCGGTCGACAAATATCCATACCAGCCGGTGGGGCTCGGCGATCTGGATATCTTCGAGGACGAGCCGATCCGCAATACCGTGTTGGCTGTCGAACAGCGTCAAGGGCAATTGATTCTGATTCCGACGACGCCGCGCGGTGCGGAAGGCACGCAGCGTGTCACGGAGACTCGCGCGGCGCGATACTTCAAAGTGCCGCGGCTGATGCACGACGACACGATCTACGCGAACGAAATTCAGGACATCCGCGCCTTTGGTACGGAATCCGAGCTCATGCAACTCCAGGCCGAACTCGCGCGCCGGGTCAGCGGCCCGACAGGCATTCTGCGAAACATCGAGTACACGTGGGAATTCCACCGGGTCGGCGCGGTGCAAGGGCTGCTCCTCGACGCGTCGGGGTCGGTGATCTACAACTTCTTCGACGAATTCGGCATCACGCCCGCGCAGGAAGTTCCTTTCAACCTTGCCGCGGGCACGCCCAATAGCATCCGGCCGATTTGCAATACCATCCGCCGCGCAATGATGCGCAAGGCCCAGGGCGCGTGGCTGCCGACGACCCGGATCTACGCAATGTGCGGCGACCAGTTCTACGACGATTTCGTCAACCATCCCGACGTGATCCGGACGTTCTTGAACTGGTCGGCGGCCGCGGATCTGCGCGACGATAGCCAGGGTGCAGCGTTCGACACTTTCAAGTTCGCCGGCATCTACTGGATGAACTATCGCGGGTCGGACGACAACACCAGCATCAAAATTCCGGACGACAAGGTCAAGTTCTTCCCGGTCGGTGCGCCCGGTGTATTCCGCCGCGCACTGGCGCCCGGCGAGTCGTTCGAGTGGGTCAATACCCCGGGCAAACCGATGTACATGATTCCGATCATGGATCGCGACCGCAATGCGTGGTGGAAGGTCGAGGGCTACTCGTATCCCCTTCACATCTGCACCCGCCCCGAAATGCTGCAAAGCGGGCGCCTGGAAGCCTGACGTGATCGACTTCGACGGAACGCTGAACGCCGCGATCAGTGCGGCGCTCGGCGATCAGGTTCCAATCATCTATCTCCCGCAGTCGGGCACCAGCGTGCCGGTGCTCGGCATCTTCACTCTCATCACCGATCACACGTTCGGGGAGGACGGTACGGCGGACGCCAACATCACTGTCGCGACGCTCGGCCTGCAGGTCTCTCAACTCCCGTCGGCACCACAGCAAAGCGACAGGGCACAGGTGGGCGCGGTTACCTACGTGGTGAAGGACGTTGCGCACGATGGTCTCGAATGGGCCTATCTCGATCTAGGTCTGATATGACAACTTCCCGCGATCTGCGCGAGCTGGCGGTAAGCGGGCTGCTCGCCGACGGCGCTACATCTGCCGGCTCGAACGTCTTTTCACCCCGTACATGGGCGACCTGGGACAACACCTATCCGGTACTGCTCGTGCAGACGCCGAACGAGAGCGGGCAGGGTTGGGGGGCGAACGGCGCGCCGGCCTTCACGGTGACGACGAGCCTTCGTGTTACGGCGCGCGCGCAGTCAGCGGCAAAAACCGACGATGCGGCTGCGGCTGATGTCGAGGAACAACTCGAGGTGCTTCGGGAGCAGATCAAGAAGGCACTGATCAACTTCCCGCCGATCATGACTTTGATCCAGCAGTACCCGTCTTTCCGTTCGACCATCAACGTGTCCCGAGAGGGGCAATCGCCCATCGGCGAACTCGTGTTCGATCTGGATCTCGAGTTCGTGCAGGACGCGTGCCAATTCTACCCATCAGCGTCTACGCCGCTCGAGGGCATTGACGTGACGGTGGCCATGCCGGATGGCACGGTCGCCCCAGCGTTCTCAATCCCGTTTCAACAACCCATTTCGTAGGAGCGCCGCATGCGCGTGAAACCTGCCCCGGGTCTGCAAGTGCGCGACCCCTTCACGAAGAAGCTGCTGTCCGCCGATGGCATCGAGGTGCCCGACGACAGCCCGGTTTGGAACCGGATCCTCAACGACGGCGACGTCGTGCGCGTGGAGCAGCCCGCAGCGGCCGCGCCGGCGCCGGCCCGCGCCGTAACCGGAGACGACAAGGCATGAGCACCATCCCGTTCAATGTCATCCCGCAGAACTATCGGCTGCCGGGTGCCGTCTTCGAGCTCGACAACTCGCAGGCGAACACTGGTGCGAGCACGCAACGCGCGCTCGTCATCGGCCAGATCACCGCGGCCGGCACCGCGACGCCGAATGTGCCCATCATCTGTGGCAGCATCGGCGACGCGCAGGCGGCCGGCGGCCCGAACTCCATGCTGGCGAACATGGTCGCCAAATACCGCCTGAACGATTCGTTCGGCGAGGTGTGGATGCTGCCGGTCTCCGACGCCGCGGGGGCCACCGCGGCCACCGGCTCGATCACGTTCACGGCATCGCCATCGGTGAACGGCACGCTGTCGCTCTATGTCGGAGACCAGCTCGTGACGGTTCCCGTTTCGGCCGGCGATACGGTCGCGACCCTCGCCACCGAGGTGGCGGCGGCCATCAATGCCGTGGCTGGCATCCCGGTTACCGCTTCGGCCGCCGCTGGTGTCGTTACCGTCACTGCCGTGAACAAGGGTGCGTGCGGCAATGAGATCGCGCTCCAGTTCAACTACCGCGGCACGGTCGCCGGCGAGGTGCTCCCGGCCGGCCTGGCATACACGATCGCGGCGATGACGGGCGGCGCGACGAATCCGTCGCTGACGACGGCCTTGGCGAACCTCGGCATGACATCGTTCGACTTCATCGCGAACCCTTACAACGACGTCACGTCGCTGGACGCTGTGAAGGCGCTGCTGAACGACCAGACTGGCCGCTGGAGCTACCAGGAGCAGATCTACGGCCATTCGTTCGGCGGTTTCTCGGGAACGTTCGGCGCGTCGACGACGCTCGGCCTGACGCGAAACAATCAGCACGAGACGTTGCTCCCTGCTGACAGCAGCCCGTCGCCGAGCTGGCTCTGGGCGGCGGCGCTGGCTGGCCAGGCGGCTGTGAGCGTGCGAGCCGATCCCGGTGTCCCGCTGCAGTCGCTGCCCCTGAACGGCATTCTGCCGCCGCCAGTGCCGAAGCGTTGGCAACCGTCCCTGCGCAATACGCTGCTATTCGACGGCATGTCGACATTCACGGTGGCCGACGACGGCACCGTGATGACCGAGAACATCGTCACGACCTACCAGAAGAACGCGCAGGGCGTTGCGGACGACAGCTATCTGGAAGTCGAGACGATGTACCAGTTGATGCTGGAGATCCGAACAATGCAAGCGATGCTCTCGTCGAAGTATGCCCGGAGCAAGCTGGCCGACGATGGATCGCGGCCGCCGGCGGGCTCGAACCTCGTCACGCCGAGCACGATCAAGGCGGACATCATCGCCCTTTACAACGAGCGCGTTGACGCCGGATTCGTGCAGGGCAAGGCAGCATTCGCGGCAGCGCTCGTGGTGCAGAAAAACACGGTCAACCCGAACACGGTCGACATTCTCTGGCCCGGCACGCCGGTCAACCAGATGCGGACGTTCCGGACGCTGGTGCAGTTCCGACTGCAGTAACGCTGCCCGCAGCGCAGAGACGGCCACCCCTCGGGGCGGCCTTTCCATTTTCAGGAGAAACACATGTCGGGTAGCCAAGTGCTCGCCGGGATCACCAACGCGAAGATCGACGGCGTGACGTACCAGCTCGAAGGCAAGGCGCGCTACAGCGTAGCGAAGGTCAAGCGCGACTCGCTGATCGGCCAAGATGGCTTTCATGGCTTCAAAGAGATGCCGCGCGCTGGCTCGATCAAGATGTCGCTGCGCGATTCGGGCGGCCTGTCGATCGCTGACTTCAACGCGATGCGTAACTCCACCGTCGTGCTCGAGCTGGCAAACGGCAAGATCGTCACCGGCCGCAACATGGGGACCGTCGAGGCCGAAGAAGTCGACACCGAGGAAGCTACGTTCGAAGTGTCGTTCGAAGGCCCGGAAGTCACCGAGCAAACCGCGTAACGAGGAAGTCATGACGGAAGAAACCAAACAGCGCAAGCGGCCGCCGGTCAGCATCGAAATCCCGCTCTCGGAGAACATCACAATCAAGGGCGGCAAGGATGGCGACGAGGTGCACACGGAGCTGAATTTGCGGCAGCCGAACCTGCGCCAGATTCGCTCGTTCATCAAGCTTGCCACGACGAAGGATGCGCTCGAGGCAATGCAGTCGCTGATCAGCGAGCAGTCCGGTATCCCGATGAAGGGACTCGACAACCTCGCCGCAACCGATTTCTACAAGGCGCAGGAGTATCTGCTGTTCTTCCTGACGCCGCAGGAACCGGATGAGGATGACCCCGAGGGAAACTCGTAGGGCTCCCTGTCGACTGGGAGCACCAGGTCAAGGTAGTCGAACGGTGGTGGCGCTGGCAGCCGAGCGAGACGATGGCGCTTACGTGGAGCGAGGTGTGTGAGTACGCGTACCACGCTGCAATGATGCTGAAGAAGGAAAAGGGCGATGTCTGAAGATTTCGTTATCAGGATCCGGGCAGACGACGCCGCCACTGCGACGATCAAGAAGATCCAGGATGCGCTCGGCAAGGTGACGGCGCCCGTCGACAAGGCGCAGAAGCGGTTTGCGAACATCGGTGCCGTCGGCCAGCGCAGCGTCGAGAAACTGACGAAGGGGCTCAACTCGGCGGCGCGCGCGGCCCACACGCTCGTCGACAAGGTGGTCGAACTCGTGCCCGGCCTCGCCGCGATCGGCGCCGCCGGCACGGTTGCCGGCATCGTCGGGCTGACGTCGCGATTCGGCGCCTTCGGTTTCTCGCTGAACAAGACGTCGAAGTTGATCGGCATGAATGCCCAGGACCTCGCTGCCTGGCACGTTGCTGCGAAGCGCGCCGGCGTGTCGGCGGGCGAGTTCGATTCCGCAATCACGTCCTCGCAGGATGCTATCCGGGCGGCAGCAAACGGCGCAAATCCGGCTGCTCTGGTGCTGATGCAAAAGATGGGCGTGCAGATCCAGCGCAACAAGGACGGCTCGGTCGATTATTACAGCACGCAGATGCGCCTCATGCGTGCCATCGCGGGCCAGCGCAGCGCTGTGACGCAGCGGGCGGCCGCCGATGCTGTCGGCATGGGCGGCCTGCTACCGATGCTGCAGCAAGGTACCTATGGCGCAGACCGGTCGCGCGCCGTGTTGAAGGGACTTGTTCCGACCGCCGAGGAGCTGACGCGCGCGACCCGCTTCAAGGAAGACATCAACGACCTCGAGGACTCCGTATCCGGGCTCGGGAACAGCATCGGCGCTCGCCTGGTCCCGATCCTCGATCCCGTAGTCAACGCCTTTGCGGCGTGGCTTGACAAGAACCGATCGGACATCGCGGACAAGCTTGCCGAGGCGGTCCAGAAGTTCGTTACGTGGCTGTCGAAAATCGACTGGAACGACGTGTCGAAGAAGGCGAAAGAGGTCTGGGACAACATCGGCGGTCTGAAAACGGTGCTGATCGCGATCGCTGGCATCAACCTGGTGACTCCGATCGCCGCGGTCGTCAGTCTGATCACGAATCTCGCTACGCTCACCACGGCGACGATTCCGGCTGCCGTCACGGCGCTCGGGACGTTGGGCGCTGCCGGCGTCGCGGCCTGGGCCGCGCTGAAGGTCGCCAAGATCGTCGGGCTGCCAGACGTCAACCAGAATGAGGGCGTGAACGACGTCCGCAACGGAGACTGGTTGATGGCGTCGATGCATCTGGCTGCCGGCGACTTCGCGCGCGCCATGGCTGCTCGGATGCAGGGGAAGTCGAACGAGGAAATTGCGACCTGGCTTGCCGCTGGCGAAAACCCATCCGACAACGCCAACAAGCGCCTGCCCCTGGGCATCCGCAGCAACAATCCGCTCAACATTCTGCATGACGGAAATGAGCGTACATATACCTCGCCCGAGGAAGGCATCACGGCCGCTGTTCGGAATCTCCAGCGTAATTACCGAGGCCTGACGCTGACCGGCGTTATGGACAAGTGGACCGGCGGAGCGCGGACGGGCAACACGCCTCAGCAGATGGCGAACTACGTGGGCCTGCTATCGAACGCGACCGGCCTTGGAGCGAATGACGTTCCCGACCTCAGCGACTCGTCGGTCGTCGCGAAGCTGATCAAGGGCGGAATCCGCGCCGAGAACGGCATGCAGCCCTATACCGATGCGCAGATAGCCGGCGCGGTGGGTGCTGGAATGGCCGGGGCGCCCGCAGGCGTGCCCGGTGCTGCTGGCAATCCTGCCGCGCAAAACCAGACGGTAAAAATATCCGTCGATATGAAGGGCGTGCCGCAAGGCGCGCGCGCAGAAGCGAAAGCGGATGACGGTAGCTATCTGCCGACCCGGGTGGAGTACCGGCTCGACGGCATCTAAAGGAAGAGGGTTCAGTGGCATCGACGACAACCAACGCGCTCAGCGTGGTCGGTAGTATCGGAGGTCTGGCCTCGGCTGCCGACAGCATCGCGTCGCTGCTGACCGGGGACTGGTTCTCCACGCTGAAGACCGCCAGCTTCGGCGGCGTGCCGTTCGGCGTGTTCGAGATTCGGAATTCGGCAGGCCAGAACAAGGCCGTCCATACCTACCCGTTTCGCGACGATGTCTGGCCCGAAGACCTTGGCAAGAAGCCGCGCGCATTCGAAGTGATCGGGTTCCTGCTCGAAGGCGATTTGAAGACTGGCGCCGGATCGGTCATCGAGCAGCGTGACAATCTGTTTGCAGTCTGCGAAGACCCGGGCAATGCCACCCTCGTGCATCCAACCTTCGGCACGATCGACAGCGTGGCGTGCCTTGGCGTCGAGGCGATCGAGCGCGCCGATCTCGGCCCAGTGTTCGAAATTCGCCTCACGCTGATCAAGTCGGGCCCGCGCAAATTCCCTGTGGCCACAGTATCAACGGCCGACGACAGTGCGAATCAGGCGGCAAACTTGAAGAAAAAGGGACTGCTCGATTACGCGAAGGAGGTCGCGACCGACATTCGCAACGGCGCTGCCGTGGTGCAGAAAGGAGTCTCGACCGTCGTCGGCTGGTACCAGCTCGGCGTGACGGCCGTGAATGACGTCAAGCGCGTGATCGGCGCCGTATCAACGCTGTCTGGTAACTTCGGGCGGCTGTTCGGTGGTGGCAATTCCGGGTATTCGTCGAGCAATGCGAAGGCATCTACCAGCACTACGCCGGCTGATCTGCTCGCGGTGTCGGCCGCCAGCCGCACTGCAGTGGTATCCGCTGGAGCTGCGATGCAAGCCGCGGCGGCGAACCCATCGGATGCTGCGACGCTGGGCGCCACCATCGATGCGTTTGTGTCGGCCGTGGCCGCCTCGGCGAACGACCCGGCCGACGCGGTGCGGCTCGTCACCGGCCTGGTGCAGTACACGCCGGACGACGTAGTCGTACCCGGCCAGATCGGCGCCTCTATGGGTGCGGTGCAGGTCGCGACGGCGGCGCTGCTTCGGCGGTACGCGCTGGCGCAGCTCGCCGTGACGCTCACGACATATCAGCCGTCGTCCGAACCAGATGCGGCGGCTGTGCTGTCGAGCGCGCTGGCGCTGTACGACAGCGAGATCGATGTGGCCGGCGACTCGGGCGACGACGACACGTTCATAGCATTGCGCGCGCTGCGTCGCGCGGTGTACGCGGACCTGACTGCTCGCGGGGCGAACCTCGCGACGAATGCGTCGTTCTCGTTCAACGCGCCGCTGCCGTCGCTCGTGCTGGCCAAGCGTATCTATGACGACGTGACGCGAGAGCCGCAATTGCTCCAGCAAATCGACCCGATCCATCCGGCATTTTGTCCGATTGCGTTTCAGGCTCTCGCAAAATGAACGACGACGTCACGTTGAATGTTGCCAGCTGCACGCCGAACCCCTTGGCGCCATATGGTGCCGAGACGTTCTGGAAGTCGAATAGTCGGACAATTACCGGTTGGACCGATGTGATTGTGTCGAGGGGCATCGAGCGGTGCCCGTCTGGCTTCGAAGTCAGCTACACCGAACCTTATCCGGCCGTTGGCGACATCCTCGCGCAGCCCGGCGATTGGGTTCAGGTAAAACTCGGTGATGATCTGGTCCTGACCGGGTTCGTAGATCGCTACATGCCGTCGTACAGCGGCAACCAGCATACGGTACGCATCACCGGCCGTAGCAAGTGTCAGGATCTCGTCGACTGCGCCGCGTACATCAACGGCAATCAGCTGTTGAACATGACCGTCGACAAGATCGCGGAGGCGCTGTGTGCTCCCTACGGAATCGGAGTGAGCGTCACGGCGGGCACTGACGTCGGGAAGCCGATCGAGCAGGTGAACGTGCTGGTCGGCGAAACGTCGTATTCCGTTCTCGAGCTGCTCTGCCGATACCGCGCGCTGCTGCTGTACGACACACCGGCTGGCGACCTGGAACTCGCGGCAGGCGGCAACGCCAACCAATCCGGGCCGGTAGCGATCGGCACGCGCGTGGCGTCGAGCGGGTTCACCGAAGGGATCAACGTCGCATCGGCGTCTCTGCTGCTGGCGATGGATGGCCGGTTCTCTCAATACGACGCGGCGTATCAGGGGCTAGACACGCTGCGCGATATCGGCGACGGCGGCAACATCATCGCGCACACCTACGATACGACGGTGCCGCGGTTCCGCTATCGCGCGATCATCTCCGAAAATGTGACGGGCGGCGTCGATATTGCACTGCAGCGCGCACAGTGGGAGAAGGCTTATCGCCTTGGCCGATCGTTTCAGGTCCGTCTTGTGACCGACTCTTGGCGAGACTCAGCGGGCAGCCTGTACGAGCCCAACGTGCTTGTCGACATCGATCTGCCGTCGCTGAAACTGTCGCCGCGTCGTTGGCTTATCTCCGAGGTGACGTATAAAAAGGGTCCTAAGGGTACTTCGGCCGAGCTGACGATCATGCCGCAGCAGGCGTTCTACCAAGAGCCGATCATCCTCAATCCTGTCGGGCCAGATATCACGCAGGTTTCGCAATGACGGGAATTTTGGATCGAATCCGCAACCTGTTCGGGCGCGGTCGCGTCACGCTGGTGGACGACAGCGGCCCGGTGCAAATCGTGCAGCTGCGCATGAATGGCCTCGAGGTGCCGGCCGGTCGCTTCCGCGTCCCCGAGTTCGGGTTCTCGTCGAATCCGCCAGACGGCTCGGACGCGCTGGCGCTGCATGTCGCCGGCGACCGATCGGCCGGCGCGGTGATCGGCACGAACCATCAGGAATCGAGGCCGCGGAACCTTGCTCCCGGCGAGTCGATCCTGTACAGCCAGGACGGAAAGAGCGTGTACCTGAAGGACGGCATCATCGTCGTCGAGGCGAAGGGGCAGGACGTCGTCGTGAACGATGCTGCGAATATCACGCTGAACTGCTCCGGCGACTGCACGATGAATATCGGCGGCAAGCTCGATGTGATCGCTCCTGGCGGTGTGAACTTCACGACTCCACTGGTGGGGGCGACCGGGGACATGCAGGACAACACCAAGACCAACAACGAGACGATGAAGGGCATGCGCGAGCTGTACGACATGCACACGCACAATGTCCAGGAAGTGCAGGGTGGCGAGTCGACAGTTACCTCGAACGTCCCGAACCAGCAAATGTAGCGCGGCCGTGCGCCGCAATCATAGATGCCCGCTCCGGCGGGCTTTTTTTCGTCCGGACACATGCCTGACCTGACTCTCACATGGGATTCTGCGACCGCGCACGCCGACTGGGTGCTGGCAGGTGCTGACCTCGCCACGGGCAATGACCTCGCGAGCGCCGTGCTGATCAGCATCTTCACCGACCGCGAGGCGAGCGCCGACGACGTCATCCCCGACGGCTCGACGGATCGACGAGGATGGTGGGCCGACGACGAGGTGCCGATCGGCTCGCGGATGTGGCTGCTGAAGCGCGCCAAGCAGACGACGCAGACGGCGCAAAGGGCTTACGACTATCTCGCCGAGGCGCTGCAGTGGTTGATCGATGACGGCGTGGCAGGTCGGGTCGAGATCACGACGCAGTGGGTGCGCCGCGGCGTGCTCGGCGCGTGGATCGTGGTGATCAAGAACGGCACCGTGCTGCTCGACGGGCAATACACCTGGGCGTGGGAAGGAATTAACTGATGCCGTATCTTCGACCGACACTTTCCGAGCTGAAAGCCCAGGTGGCCGCCGATATCCAGAGCGGCCTTCCGGGTACTGACCCGCTGCTGCGCTTTTCCAGCTTCGGCGTCATCGGCCGCGCGCTGGCCGGCCTGGCGCAACTGCAATACGGCTATACCGATTACATCTCCAAGCAGTCGAATCCGTTCACCGCGACCGACGAGTTCCTCGAGGCGTGGGCGGCGCTCAAGGCGGTCTACCGGGAAGCGGCCACCCAGGCTGGTTCGGTGACGCCGGGGCAGATTCAGTTCGCTGCGGTGGCCACCGCAGATCCTATCCCGGCCGGGACCTCGATCAGCCGTAGTGACGGCGTCGGCTACACGACAACGAGCGAGGGCACGGTCGCCAACGGTGTCGTAACGGTCGACGCCGTCGCGAATGCCGACCCGAGCGGGCTGACAGGCGCGTTCGGGAACTGTCCGGTCGGTACGGCGATGACGCTGGGCGTGTCGATCGCAGGCGTCACGTCGACCGGAACGGTGTCCGTTGCATTTACCGGTGGTGCCGATATCGAATCGGACGATAGCTTGCGCTCGCGCATGCTGCTCGCCTACCAGAAGCCCACGCAGGGCGGATCGCCGTCCGACTACGTCAAGTGGGCGCGGGAGGTCAGCGGCGTGACGCGGGCCTGGTGCAATCCGGTCGGGTTCGGCCCCGGAACCGTCGTCGTCTACGTGATGCTCGACCAAGCGGAGAGCGACACCGACGGCTTTCCGGTCGGGTCGGATGGTGTGGCCACCGACGAGAAGCGCGGCACGGTGGCGACCGGCGATCAACTGACGGTCGCGAACTGGATCTATCCGTTGCGGCCCGTCACGGCCTTGGTGTTCGTCTGCTCGCCAATCCGGACGCCGATCGACTTCACGATCACGGGCTCAGCCAACTTCACCACTGCGCAAAAGGCAGCGATCGAGGCGGCGATCGAGGGGATCTTCGTGCTGTACGGATCGCCGGTCGGGCCGGGCAACCTGAACGGAGCGGTCGATATGTCCTACATAAACTCGGCGATCGGTGCAATTACCGGGACGCAGGGCTTCGTCATCACCGCGCCGCTGCAGAACATCCAGGGCACGACCGGCCAATTGCCGGTGCTCGGCAACATCACCTGGCTCGCATAAATGGCTGCACCGAACTATTCGCCGTCCGACTTCGCGTCGGCGCTGAGTGCGCTATTCCCGCGCGGCTTGGCGTGGCCACGTTCCCCTGACGCTGTGATGCAGCAGGTGATTACTGCCCTGTCGCCGGTCTGGGCGCGCCACGTCGCGGACAACAACTACCTGCTCGTCGATGCATTTCCCTCGACGACAGTCGAGCTGCTGCCGGAGTGGGAGGCGTCGCTCGGACTACCGGATCCCTGCGCCGGCGAGTCGCCGTCGCTGGCTGTGCGCCAGGCGCAGGTGGTGGCGCGCTTCACCAACACCGGTGGCCAGTCGATCGCCTTCTTCACCGACTACGCGAAGAACCTCGGATTCACCATCAGCGTGAGCGAGTTCACGCCGTTCCGAGCTGGCCAGCAGGCGGCAGGTGACTCCTGTGGTGACGAAGGCTGGGCGCATACCTGGCGCATCAATGCGCCTCAGACAACGATCAACTATTTCCGGGCCGGTGCCTCAGCTGCCGGGGAGCCGCTTGCTTCGTGGGGCAACGCGGTCTTGCTGTGCGAGATGAATACGCTCAAGCCGGCACACACGCTCGTCATCGTTGCGAACCCTGGTTTCCTCGATATCGATTTCCGACTCGACATAACGACGCTCGCGTAACTGGAGAAAAGATGTTTCGCATTGACCAAACGACAGCGGTAACGGCGCTGCCGGCGCCGTCGGCCGCCGGTACGCCCGGCTATTTCACTGGCGGCAATCCGGCGACGGGGCAGGCGGCCACGATCGTTTCAGCTGATTGGCTGAACCTCGTTCAAGAGGAACTGATGTCGTTCCTCACGGAGGCGGGAATCGTGCCGTCCAAGACCTCATACGGGCAGGTCCTGCAGGCGATGCAGCATCTGTTTGCCGCGTCGGCCGGCGACCCGACCAAGCTGTTTGAGGTCGAGACGCCTCCAACTGGCGACAACAGCAACAACGCTGCGTCGACTGCGTTCGTGCAGGGCTTCGCCGGCGGCCGGAAGGTGGTCATCGTATCGATAACTGGTTGGACGGTACCCGCCGGCGTGACAGATATCTGGGTTTCCGGGTGTGCTGGGGCTGGAGGTAGCGCAGGCGCGCCGAACATTCCGGCCAACAACATTGTCGCTGGGGGCGGCGGCGGCGCGGCTGGGCAATTCGTGTTGCGCTACCACATGTCGGTGACGCCAGGGCAGGTGCTGTCGTGTGTCCCAGGTGCGGGAGGTGTGGCGGGCGCCGTCGGCGGCCCCGGTGGAAACGGAAGCAACACCGTCATCGGAAGCCTGACGCTCACAGCAGGGGCCGGTGGCCAGGTGGGCAGCAGCGGCGCACCCACCCAGGCATGGCCCGGGCAGCCCGGCGGAAATGGATTTCCGAACGGCGAGTATGGCCAAGACACGTCGCAGTACGGGCCGGGTGCCACAGGCGGCCGAGGTGGTGGTGGCCCATTTGGTGCGAGTGGCGCGCCGGGCCGCGGCGCTATAGGCGGCGTCGCCAATCTGATCCCGCCATCTCCGTCCTACGGCTACGGGGTCGGCGGCTCGGGGGCGGGTGGCTGTTATGGCCCGACTACCGCTTCGGGGACCACGTCGGGCACCGTCGGCGCGGCCGGCATGCCTGGGTTGATCATCATCGAATACTGAGGAGCAACACATGGCGCGCTACGCCTATTTCGACAAGCAGGTCAAAGCAGTGCTGGGGTGGATCGACACCGTCGCATACGGCTACGCCGAGGATCCGACAAAGGCGTTTCCGGCCGACCAGATGCTGCCGATCACAGACGACGCCGACTGGCATGCCAACGATGGGCGGAGTTGGTATGTCGTCGACTCGCAATTGACCACGACGGCGCCGGAACCGTCCTCCCCCTCGAGCAACTGATCGCTGGCGAACATGAAAATCGATATCAAGAAGATTGCCGGCGCACTGCTGCTCGCTGCCGCCTGCATTTCGAATGCCGCTTTCGCGCAATGGGTGCCTGGCCAACTGGTGACGGCGCAACTGCTGAACTCCGCATTCGCCGCCGTCGCCGCGAACGCGTTGCCGGTGGCCGGCGGCACGCTGACCGGGCCGCTGCAGGGCACCGCGGCGACGTTCAACTCGGGGAGCTTCGCGAGCCTCGCGAGCAGCGGCCCGGTGACGTTCTCGACGCCCCTGGCGTTCGCTTCAGGGGGCACCGGCGCGACCACGGCGCTCGGCGCGACCAGCAATCTGCAGTTCCAAGCGTCGCTCTCCGGCGCGGGCGGCCGCTCGGTCGCAAGCAAGCTGAGCGACGTGGTGAGCATCCTCGACTTCCCGGGCTGCGACAAAACCGGGGTGGCCGATAGCACGGCCTGCATCCAGGCCGCGTTGAACTCGGGAGCGAAGACCGTCTACATTCCGGCCGGCCAGTATCGCGAGAGCGGCCTCACGCTGCCCCAGATTCAGGGCTTCACGCTCTACGGCGACGGCCCGAACAGCGTCCTGATCCAGACCGGCGGATCGATCAGCTATCCGGCGATCGCGGGCGCATTCACGTTCGACTCGCACTCGACGATCCGAGACCTGAAATTCGATGGCACGGCCGGCACCGCAAACACGCTCGATACCACGTTCGCGCAGACGCTCGACCTGCTGAACCTGGCGTTCAACAACGTCCCGGTCGGGTATTCGTCGATCAAGATCGACGGCAACCCGACGACGTCGGTCTACATGCACGACGTGCGGCTGAAGAACATCCGCATCTACTCGACGACGGCGGGCAAGGCCGGAATCGAGCTGGGGGCATTCGCATCCGACTCGACGATCGACGGCTTCATCATGAACGGCGGGTTCGTCGTGAACTACTGCATCTACGCCAATGCTAGCGCGCAGACCACGATGATCCAGAATTCGCACCCGTACAACGCTTCGATCAACGTGGTCAGGTTGGCCGGCAACAACAACGACTTCGGTTTCGCAGGCAACACGATCGACAATGCGCTCGGCGACGTGTTCTACATCAAGAACTCCTCGCACACGCGCATCTCGTCGACGTGGATCGAGTCGATCAACAGCTTTCAGCGCGGCCTAGTGCTCGATGGCTCGTCGAATAACACGGCGATGGGGCTGAGCTGTCAGACCTACGGCGTCTCGAATGCAACGTCGTGTGTTGCTGAAATCAACGGTGCCTCCGGCAACCAGATCTTCGGCGCGCAGCTCGACAGTGCATCGAACTACTCGACGCCGTTCAATCTCACGGGAGCCAGCAGCTTCTACCAGTCGGTGAACAGCGGCAATTCGCTGAGCCCGATGAGCGCGGCGGCCGGCTCGTCACCGGCGCTGGCCGCCATCGGCTCCGATGCCACCATCCCGGTCACGCTGAGCCCGAAGGGCGGCGGCGCGGTGCTGATGAAGCTAAGCAACTCCGCCACGGCGAGCCTCTATTCCGACACCGCTTCGGAGCTCGCAGTCGAGGCGTACAACTCGGCGTCGGCGGGGACGAAATTCAACATCAACCTCACGAAATACGGCGGCCGCTTGCTCGTCGGCGGCACGGACGACGGCGCGAACAAGCTGCAAGTCGGCGGCTCCGCCGCGGTCTACGGGAACCTGGCCGCGACCGGCACCGGCGCGCTGCCGTTGTACTCCACGGCCGGCGCCGGCGTGAGCGCGCCGCACATGGTGAAGGGGACGGCGACGCTTGCCTCGGGCGCGGCCACGGTCACGCTCACGGGCGCCGCCGCCTATACCTCGTCGACCAGCTATGCATGCACGGCCACCGACACGACGGCGGCCAACGCGGTGCGTGTCTCGCAAACCTCCGGGACCTCGTTCGCTTTGAGCGGCACGGGGACCGACGTAGTGCAGTTCCTGTGCGCCGGTAACTAATTACAAGCTGGTCCAGCAAAAAGCCGCCTTCGGGCGGCTTTTCATTTTCCGGGGGAAGGATGGATGAATCGATGGTTTCTGGCGAATCCATTGCAGTGCTGGTCGAGCGCATCAGCGGCGTGGTCGACGACATCAAGGAGATGAAGGGAAAGGTCGACGCGATGCATGTCGTGCATACGCGTGTGGCCAACCTCGAGCGAGATGTTGTTGCAGTCGATCGCAAGGCTGAAGTAGCTCTTGGCAAAACGGACCGGATCGACGAAGCGCTCGACGAGTTGCGGAAGGTGGAGCTCGAGCCGATAAAGGTGGAGATCGCGGGCGCTCGGCGTGCCTGGAAATGGGTCGCCAGCTTGGGAAGCCTCCTATTTCTCGCCGCCGGCGGCCTGTACTCGCAATGGCATCCGTGGGCCGACGATATCGCGAAAGCGAAGGATGCCCGGGATGCGCAGCTCGCGCGTTTGCAAGACAAGGCGGCGACCGACCAGCAGAGCAATGATCGGCGCCTGACGGTGCTGGAGTTCCGCGTAGGCGGCCTCGACGGGAAGACCAACAAATGACCCCCGACATCCTTGCGAGCGCGCTTCAGATTCCGCTTGAGCGCGCGACGCCGTGGGCCGATCCGCTTTCGGCCGCGATGGCGCTCTATGCGATCGACTCGCCGGCGCGCCAGGCTGCCTTTCTAGCGCAGTGCGGCCATGAGTGTGGCCGCTTCCTCTGGCTTCGCGAGATCTGGGGGCCGACGCCCGCCCAACGTGCGTATGACCCGCCGGCCGCAAAGGCGGCCGAGCTGGGCAACACGCAGCCAGGCGACGGGTTCCGTTACCGCGGCGGTGGCCTGCTGCAGATCACCGGCCGCTACAACTTCCGTGTCATGGGCCAGAAGATCGGCGTCGACCTGGAAGGCAACCCGGACCAGATAAGCTCGCCGTCGGTCGCCGTGCTCGCAGCGGCCCAGTTCTGGGCGGACAACGCGCTCAGCGCTTTCGCCGACACCGGCGATTTCCTCTCGATCAGCCGCGCAATCAACCTGGGCAATCCACGCTCAGTTGCCACGCCGAACGGCATGGCCGACCGCCTGGCGCTTTGGGATAGCTGTAAAGCTGCCCTCGGCGCCTCAACTTGACCCGCCGCGACTGCGGCATTTCTGGAGGTAGTTCCACATGAACCCGTGGATGAAGTTCCTTGCGGCCGTCCTGCTCTTCGGTGCATGGCTGGCGCTCGTGCTGCTGCATTTCGTGCCGGCGCAATCCCTGGTCGATGCGATCGGCTACACCCTGGCTGGCCTCGGCATCTACCACGCGACGACCGGCCCAGTTGCAAAGCCGATGATCGCAGCCCTGGTCGAAGGCGACGCCACCCCGACAATGGCCGCCGCATCCGTGGATACGGTACCGCGCGCCGAGGTGCAACCTGCGCCGGTTTCGGCTGCTCAGCAGGCGGCGCCGGCGCCGACGATCCAGTGATCCGTCGCGCGTTTCTGCTCGCCGCGTGGCTGGCGCTGGCCGGCTGCTCGTCGCTCGAGTATGCCGGCATCGCACGCTATGAGATCGGGCCCACCACCGACCCGGGCGGCACGCCGACAGGTTGCTGCGTGCTGCGAGTCTGGAACGGCAAGCAGATGGCCACCGTCGACGCCAAGTTCCAGCACACGTCGCCCGACACCTACAGCATCACGCTCCACGAGACCGACGTTCAGGCCTTCGCGGGGCAAGCCACCGCGGCGGCTGCCGCATCCGACGCCGTCGGCGCTGCCGCAACAGCGGCCGCTGCGGCACTGAAGACCCTCCCGTAAGGAAACCACCTCATGAAGATGAAAATGCTGCTCGCGGCAGGCGTTGCCGCGTCCATGCTCCTGCTCGCCGCGTGCGGGACCGTTCCGAAACAGACGCCGGCACAGGTCGCGGCCAACGTCTGCCCGCTGCTGACCGCCGAGCTCGACACGCTGTCGACGGCCGGGCTGTTCACCGGGGGCGCTGCAGACACGCTGAACCAAAAGGTCGGGCCGGCCGTCGACGCCGTCTGCCAGGCCGGCGCGACGGTGACGCAGGTCAACGTGCAGACGATCTCGTCGGCGGCCGCGCCGCTGCTGATCCAGATCGTGAAGGCTTCGAGCCTGCCGGCCGACCAGAAGACGACGGCGATCCTGGCGATCGGGACCGTGAAGGGGCTGATCGATACGGCCTTCCCGCCGGCGGTGGCCACCACGCCGGTCAGTTCGGCGTCCGCCGCCGCGAGCGCGCCGCAATGAAGCCGCTCCGTGTCGCGCTGAGCGGCTCGGGCTTCCGCCTCGGCGCGCACGTCGGCGCGCTGCAGGCGATCGTGGACGCGGGCTACACCGTCATCGAGATCGCCGGCACGTCCGGCGGTTCGATCGTCGCGGCGCTGTTCGCCGCCGGCGTGCCGCTTTCCGACATGCGCCGCCTGGCGATGGAAACCGACTGGTCGCCGATGATGCGCTTTTCGGCCTGGTCGATGCTGCGGCACCGGGCGCTGTGCAGTGGTGATCGTCTTCTGGCGTTCCTGACCGAGGTCACGGGCGGCCTCACGTTCGCGCAGCTCGACGTCGACCTGAAGGTCATCGCGTCCGACTTGCTGACCGAGCGGGAATTTCAGTTCTCGCGCGATCGCACGTCCGATGTGCCGATTGCGCTGGCCGCGCGAGCCAGCGCATCGATCCCGTTCGTTTTCGCACCGGTCGAGGCTGGCGGCGCGCTGCTGGTCGATGGCGGCACGACCGACAACATGCCGGTCAGCGACCTGGTCGTCGATCGGGTTCCGCGTTTCGGTGTCTTCCTGAGATCTGACGATAAGGATCTGCCGCCCGGGGTCAACTACGGGCTGCGCGTGCTGGCGCCTCGGATCATCGACCTGATGCTGGCGTCGAACGAAACTGCTCGGATGGCGGCGGACCGGCAGAGCGGGGCGACGATCGTCGACGTGCCGACTGGCTATGCAAGCTCGTTCGACCGCGACATGGCGCTGGCCACGCGCCAGCGCCTCTACGACGACGGCTACTCGGTCGTCCGCACCGCTCTGGAAGTCCGCACCGCGGCATCGGCTTCCTGA